AAGCTCACGACAAACTCCCGCGCAGGTTCTCGGCGTACATCGCGATCCGCTCGTCCACACGGTCGAATCCCATGAATTCCAGCGCCATGCGGTTGATCGCGATGTCGCACTCGATGCACACCGGCAGGTAGCGGCGGCCATTGGCGCAGGCCTGCCACTGCTGATTGGCTGGTGCGCCACAACGGCAGCACGGAACGCGCGCGATGCCGATCGCGCTGTAGGGTTTCAGCCTACCGCGTGGCGCTGGCTTCAGGTCGCCGCTGCCGATCACACCCGCACCGCCCGCCCCGACAACGAAGACGCCTGAACCGCGATCAGCACCGGAGCCAGAATCCCCCCGATGATCAGCACCAGGGGGCGCATGCCCTGAATCCCGACCGGGCCGGCGTATTCCACCGACACAGCGCCTTCGACACTCGCGGACTTGATCTGCTCGCCCAGCACCAGGTCCGGCATCAGCGAGCCAGGGGACGCCAGCTCGCGCAACGCTGCCTCATAGCTCGCGTACTCGACCTCGACCGGAACCTCGTCCGCGGGAATGGCGTTCCAGTCCGTGTCGTACGCGCCCTCGCGCGGCCACTCTCGAACCTGCGATCGCAGCCCCGTCTTGATGCCGGGGAACGCGTCGCGGAACGAGAAATCCACGAACTCGGAACCGCGCAGCAAAGCGATCGTCAGCGCGGGATCAGTGGCCGCCGCCCATGCCGTGTTTCCGCGAGCGGCGTGATACACCTTCGATGCCGCCAGCGTGCCGTAGGACATGGGTTACTCCCCGAGCAACTTGCGCAGTTTCTCGACGCTGGTGCGCCGATCCTTGTTGATGCCGCGTGCCGCCAGCTTCGCCAGCAGTTCGTCCTGCTCGTCCGCGGGCTTCTGAACCTCCGGAGCCTTCGGCTTTTCCTCGCCCCAGCGCAAATGCACGCCGGGGCGATAGTCGGACTGGTTGATGACGACGGGTACGCCGTCGATGTTGACTGTCACTGTTGGAATTCGCATCTGATGCTCCAGAGCGGGGCCGATCCCCCCGCTGTGTGGGTTAGCGCAGGAGCAGCGCGGTATGACGCTTCTGGGTGACTGCATAGCCCCAGGCGAGCGCGACTTCGTACCGAACCTTGCGATAGCCAGCCCACGCCGTGACCTCGAACGCGAGGCCGCTGCGCGGGTCGACCAGCGTCATCTGGTCGAGCAGTGCGCCCGAGCCCGCCCGCTGCTCTTCCGGCATGGCCGGCGCGCGCGTGACCAGCTGGATCGCGTTGCGGTAGAACGCGACACCCGCCGGTGCCCACAGGTCGATGTCCGGCGACGCCTGCACGTTGCGCTCGACCGTGATGGCGGTATTCGAAGCGCCGATCGCCTGACGCAGGCCCGGCTCCTGGATCACCACCGTGCCGCCACCACCGACGGCGCCGTCACCCGTGACCACGACGTACTTGTTCGGGTCGCCTGCCAGGGTGATCACGTCGCCCGTTAGGATCGTGCCCGTACCCGCCGACGCCAGCGTCAGCGTCACCGCGCCGATCGCATAGCCGGCGTTGTTGGTCGTCGCGCCCGCGGCCGTGCCAGTCACGTGGTCAGCGAACCCTGCCGACTCACGCACCGCCATGCCGTACGGCGTGACCAGCACGCCCTGCTGGTTGATCGGCACCGTCGACCAGTCGCGGGTCGTGCTGATGCCGTACAGGGTGTGCACGTTCGCGCCGGCATCGGAGTCGATGACCAGATTCATGTCGGACGGCGGTGCGCCGTTGTCCACCAGAATCTTGCGCAGCTGCGACGCATCCGACATGTTCGACGCGAACGGCGTGGTGCCGACCGTGCCGTGAGCACGCGATGCGCCGAGCACCGCTGCGAGCGCCAGGTCTGCTTCTATCTCGTTGACGAGAACTCGCAGTGCCTGCGCGAACATGTCGGACTGCACCGACTTGAAGCCGGGACCGGTGTTCAGGCCGCGCTGCTCTTCACCGACGAAGCCGAATTCCGCAGCCTTCGCCTTGCTGATCGTGATGATGCCGTTGCCGATGGTCTGGTCGGTCGGCTCCGGGATAGCCATCGCCGGAGAGATCGATGCGGCATTGCCCGCAGGCGCGATCGGATACCGGACGTTCTGTCCGACGGCCGCTCGCTCTGCGCTGGAATCGCGCGCAACCGCCGGGATGAACCCGACAAGCTCGCGCGACACGGTGTCCAGACCTGCGTACAGGTCAGGCACAAGGTTGGTCAAAACGTTCGCCATGGTAGTGCTCCAAAGTGGGTGCAACAGGGTTGGGATGATCCGTCCGGACCGGCGCCGCCCCTATCCAGGAGCACGGCGAATTGCCGCTTAATCCACGAGCTTTACTTCACCCTTGCCGATGGCTTCGGCGGTTTTCGCCGACTGCATGGGGTTCATCTTGGCGAGCTGTTCGCGCGTCACCACGCGAGCGCCCGTGCTTCCGTCCACCCCATTGGTGCCGCTGCCGGTGTGGCCGCTGCCCTTGAGGATCCGGTCTCTGTTCGCGGAGCCAGACACCAGCTTTTCCAGGGCTTCGTCGAAGTCCGCAGGGTTGCCGGGGTTGGCGTCGCTGTAGATCGTGTTGCCGCTGGCGTCGCGCGCCAGAATTTTCCCGTCCTTCAGCTCGAAATACTGGCCGAACGCGGCCTGTGCGATATCGGGCGGAAGGATGGTTTTCTCCGCGATGTACTTGGATCGTGCGAACTGGCCGCCGACGCGTTCGGTGTACAGCTCACGCTTGAGGCGTTCGGCTTCCTCGGTGATGGGCTTGTACTTGTCCTCGACGGACTTGACTGCTGCAGCCCTGATTTCCTCGACCTTGCCAGCGTCGATCAGCTTGGAATCGTCGAGATTCTTGACCAATTCCATAGCCTTTCGGGCCGCTGCGGCGTCGATACCGTCGAATGCCTTGACCAGCGCTTCGGCGTTTTCATTCGCCTCGCGCAGCCGTCGGTTCTCGACGTTGACCTTCCCGATGACCAGATGCATGGCTGGCGGATCGAGAGTGATCTCCTTGCCCACGTCGTTCACGTACACCGGGTTTCCGTTGTCCAGGACCGCGTTCCCGCTTTCGTCAATCTTCAGTTTCATCGTGGATTTCTCTTTACTGGCGGCTATCTAGCCGAGGCTGCCATCCGGCAGAAGCACCCCTGTTGAGGGGTGGGGTTATGGCCATTCCCGCGTCCGGGTTATGGCTGGTCTACTTCGTTGATGACGTCGGCCAGCAGCGCCGCGCGCTCCGCGTCCTCATCGAATTCGGCACCAAGCACGCCGTAGCGCTTCAATTCCGCGCGCAGCGTCGTGCCAGAGATATCGCCGTTCTTTCGTGCCTCGATCAGCAGACCAGGAGCCTGCTCTTCCATCGCGCTGATGCCGAAATCGGTGTGAATCGAAACGGTCGGCTCCGCGGATTCGTTGAGCCACATAGCCGTGTATTTCAGCGCCAGCTCGAGTGCGTCCTTGAGCCCGAGCGCCCACATCTGCACCGCGCTGTTGCCCTTCGCTGCGGCGACGGCCGTGGTGATCTTGGTGAGGTTCCCGGACTGAGCCGTCAGCGGCTGCCGGCCCATTTCCCGGAGCTGCTTGATCGTGGTGTCGACGTCCTCTGCCAGGAAGCGCAGCACGTCGGCTTCCGTCGTGATCCATTTCCACTCGCCGTGGTTGCCGTTGCTGTCCATCGGCGCGTAGAGCACGGCCTGCGGGCCAACCGGGACCGGCTTGGGGGCGCCTGCTGCAGTCATGTCCGGCGTGACGCCATTGCCCGCCAGCATCGGGAAGCACGTGAGCGTCTTGATGTGCTTGAGCCCGGACTCCTGCTGGTACAGCTCCACCTGCAGGTCAGCGGCGTCGCGCATCGGCGGCAGGAACTGCCACTTCGCGCCCTTTCGCCGTCCGGTGACGAACGGAACCATCGGGATTTCGGGAAGCGTCAGGATGCCTCCGTCCGCGCGGATCCATTCCCCGTTGTCGTTCTCTTCGAGCACTTCCCACGAAACCACGGGGGTTTTCTCGGCGCCTTCCTTGCCGACCATCTGGCGCCGGAAGATGCGCAGGCGCTTGTCCGATTCCATGATCTTGACCAGCGACAACCGCTCGCGGCCTTGCATGATCTCGGACTGCACGTCGATGACGCACTTCGCCGGCACATGCACCCAGTACGGGCGGGCGCCGATCGCTACCTCTTCGGCGACCGTCTGCGCGCCGCCGCTCTTCGTGTAGTCGACGAGGATCCAGTCGATCGCAAAGCCGATGCCGGAGAAGAACGTTTCTGCCGCGAACACCTGCAGATGGTTCCCGCGGCCGTCGATGTCCTCGACGATCGCATCGAAGCGCGCCGGGGCGCCTTCCTCGATGTCCAGTTCCTTGGCGAACGGCTTGCTCGCCAGGCCTTCCAGGATGTCCCGGAAGACGTTCGTGAACTTGGCCGACTTGCGGCGGAACGAGTAGTCCGCCTGGCTCTCGTTGGGGAACCGGGGGAGGTACAGCTCGCCGGCCTCGCGCATCGCGTGCGCGCCCTCGAGGATGGTCCCTACCTGGTTCCAGTACGGCACCATCGCCTCCCAGTCGGCGCCGGGCTTGTTCGGCTTGTCATCCATTGCCGTATACGCCGAAAAGGGCTGTCGCCGGTTTGGGGATCAGCTCAGCAAACGCCCCGGACAGCGCGTCTACCTGGTCATCGTGCGCTGCGTTGGGGAACATGCCGACCTCTTCCAAAAATGTGTCATTCCACGGCCCGCGAACGAGCTTGATGTTTCCCGCCTCCGCTTGTGCGGATACCGGGGTCGCCCTGACTTCTTTCGATCCTGATTCCAGGACAGCGCGAACGTCCCAGCCCGCCAGCAGCTTCACCATGTGGGCTGCGGTGGACTTGCCAGCCGCGCCAGGGTCTTGCGGG